ACGGGGTTGATGACCGTGAGAAGATGACGGGCAACGTTGAGTCGGAACTGTATGTTCCGTGGGACGAGGACCGTCCGTTTGCGGAACGCATCTCGTTTTTTGACGTGTTTGTTGATCCGCACGCACGTCACCCGAAAGAAATGAAATGGATTGCTCAACGTACCCGTCGTTTGGTGAACGACGTGAAAGTTGATTCACGGTACGAAAAGTCGGCTCGCAAGCTTGCGTCGGTGTCTAGTCGTAGTTCTTATACGACTGGCGATCAGGATGGCCGCGACGACCAGCACGAAATTTCGCAAGATTATTGTGATGTCATTGAGTTTTACGATCTGCGCCGACAGGAAGTTTCTACGTTTTTGGCGGATGGTACGGAGCATGGCGAGTTTTTGATTAAGCCTGAAAAGTTGCCGTATGCGTTTGGGCATCCGTTTGTCATGTTGCGTGACTATGAGGTCATTGACCATTTTTATCCGATGGGCGAGTTAGAGGCCATCAAGGTGTTGCAGCAAGAGTTGAACATTACTCGTACGCAAATGTTGAATCACCGTTCCAAGTTTGCCCGCAAGTACATGTATCACGCGGAAACGTGGGATGCGATGGGTGTGAACGGGTTGAAATCTCAGGTCGATAACGAGATGGTCCCGTACCCTGGTGACATTCAGGACATGGAACGTTCTGTGGTCGCTATGCCTGTGCAGGGCACGCCTGCCGAGTTTTATAACCAGTCGGACATGATTATTTCCGACATTGACCGTGTTTCGGGCACGTCGGAATATCAGCGTGGTGGCGGGCAGAACATTCGTCGTACTGCGACTGAAGCTTCGATGATTCAGGATGCGTCGAATGCGCGGTCGGCTGACAAGTTGTATGCGATTGAACGGGTGTTGAGTGAGATTGGTCAGCGTCTTATCCAGTTGATGCAACAGTTCATGACTGGCGAGCATGTTGTTCGCATTGTTGGTATGTCGCATCCGACTTGGGTGAAGTTTGATGCGGATTATATTGCTGGCGAGTTTGATTTTGCGGTGGAGGCTGGGTCTACGGCCCCGAACAACGAGTCGTTCAAGCAGCAGAAGGCGTTTGAGATGAACGAGGTGTTTGGTCAGTATTTGGGTGCGTTTATTGAGCCGACAGCGTTTTTGACTGAGTTGTTGCGTTTGATGGGTGTGAAAGATCCGTCTTCGATGATGATGCAGCCGCAGCAGGGTCCTGGCGGTCAGCCGCAGCCTGGCGGAATGCCGCCTGAGCAGATGCCGCCTGAAGGAATGCCGCCCGAGCAGGCTCCAGGTGGAATGCCGCCTGGAATGCCGCCTGGAATGCCGCCTGGAATGGGAATGCCACCAGGTGGAATGCCGCCAGGGATGCCACCAGGTGGGATGCCAGGAATGCCAGGAGAAATGTCGCCAGAAGTCATGGCGCAACTCCAAGCAATGAGCGCGTAAAACATTCGTTTTACCGAAAATGGGACAAACGTGCCCTATATGTAGAGCAACCGTAGGAGGACTCTCTTGGAAACCGAACAAAACGACATCGCAGTGGAACCCGAAGGGTCAACCGAAGTTGATGTTGCAGAACAACAACCTGTAGAACAACCAAACATTCTGAACCTGGAAGAGTATTCGGACTATCACGTTCAAGTCGGTGAAGACACACTTTCGTTGCAAGAGCTACGAGATTCTGGACTTCGCCAAGCGGATTACACCCGTAAAACGCAAGAACTGGCTGAACGAGGACGAGAACTAGAACAGGCGTCAACGTTAAACCAGATGCTTCAGGTCAACCCTCGCGGAACCTTAGAGTATTTGGCACGACAAAACGGACTGGACCTTGCCGACCAATCGGGAGGTTACGAACAGTCAACAGGTGACTGGTTGGACGACCGATACGACACACCATCGGCAGACCCGATGTTGGGCCGTATCGCAGCCATCGAAGAACGTTTCCAACGCGAAGACGTTGACAACGAATATCGGCGGGCTTTCGACGGGTTGAGACAACAGTTTGGGGACGGATTCAACGAACAGGAAGTCGCACAAGAGGCTTACCAGCGTGGAATCTACGACCCGAGCCAGATGGAAATGGTCGCTAACGATTTGGCGTACCGCAAACTGCGGGCCGCCTACAACGACGCTAATGCCGCGAATGCTTCCAAGCAGGCGCAGCAAACCGCTTCTAAACAGGCTGCTGCTGCGAACGCTGCTGCGGTGACTGGTAGTGGTGGTTCGGCGTCGGGAACCGTTTCGATCCCTCCGCAAACCAAACCTTTAACCACCCGTGAAGCTATCGAAATGGCTTGGGATTCAAGCCAGTAGTTTCCATTTAACCAAGGATTACTCCTATGGCAGTTAACCAGACACGTCAAGCAGATTGGGACGGCCTCATGTCGTCCACTCTGGAAAATATTCGCGGCTCGTTCGCGGACAACATTTGGAACGGTCGCCCGCTCCACCGCTGGCTTTTTGAAAAGGGCCGCAAGCGCATGGTTGATGGCGGCACCGAAATCGTTGAGCCACTTGTGTATGCCGAAGGCAACACTGACTGGTACGGCGAGGACGACATCATTGAGGTGAAGAAGACGGACGGCCACAGTGCTGCTTCGTTCCCGTGGGCAGGTCTTTACGGGACAGTGTTCATCACTGGCCGTGAGAAGCTGATGAACTCGGGCAAAGAGCAGGCCATTAACCTGCTTGAAGCGCGTGTAACTCAAGCTGAGGAAACGATGAAGCAGGCTCTGTCTGTTGCAGCGTTTGCTGACAAGCCCGCTAACGCCGACACCATGTTTGGTCTCGGCTACCTCATCAACGATGCTGCTGGCGACACTGCTTCTGGCAACGTTGTTGGCAACATTGATTCGTCTGTCAACGATTTCTGGCAGTCAGTTGTTGTTGACGGTGCAGCTTTCACCACTGGTGAGCAGATCCGTAAGGCGATCCGTACTGGCCGCAATGAGGCTTCGGACTCGGGCAATGACCGTTGCGATGCAGCGTTCACTGACCTTGCAACCTATGAGGCTGTTGAAGACAGCATGGTGACGCAGGTTCGTTACGAAGACGTTAACAGCGCCAACGCTGGCTTTGAGAACGTTGAAGTGTCGAAGATGCCACTGTTCTGGGACTTTGATTGCCCAGAGGGAACTGTGTTCGGTATCAACTCCAAGTACCTGCAAATTGTGGGCCACAAGGATCGTTGGATGCAGCACAGTGGGTTCACGAAGAACCCGCTGGATTCCACTTACACAGCCAACTCAAGTGTTGGTGGTGTCCGTGACGCACAGTACGACATTATTACGTCGCTGTTGCAAATGACGACCCGCAACCGTCGTCGCCACTTCCGCATCAACGAGGTTGGTGCTGGCGTTTCAGCTCCCTGAAAAGGTTGAGTGAAGGTTGAGTCGGAGAGGCGGGGGGCGCAAGCCCCCCGTCTTTCGGGACAAAAATGCCTTATTTGGATGAGTAACCAGTTTCGACCAGTCCAACCCCAAGGGGCGCGTAAGGCGTCCAATCCGCAGTTTCGCGCAAACTACGATCTGGTTGTCCGCAGGCAGCCGAAGCCTGTGCGTCCGCCGAATGCTTGCAAGGGCAAGGATGATACTTGTAAGGCGTTTGCTGTGAAGGGCGGCGATTTGTGTGCTGGTCATGCTGCGTCGGCCAGGAAACACATGGAAGAGGCGGGTTCAGATGCACAGGAATGATTTACGGAAAGCGGTGAGGGATCAGACGGACCTTGACGACAGTGATGTCCCTGATTCGATGTGCGACATGTTTTTGCGGGAAGCTTTTGAGCGGACTGCGGCGCAGCGTCGCCAGTGGCCGTCTTATCAGGCTTCTTGGGTTGTAGAGTTCCCTGGCCGTGCTGCGTCGGTGACGTTGCCGACTGATGTTAACGAGATCACTTCGTTGCGTACGGAGTCGAAGCGAATCAATCTTATTGATTTCAACTTTGCTGAGGAAATGTACGGTGACCGTTTCGGTCTGCCGCACGCCTATTCGCTGTGGGGTCGCGAACTGTATTTGTGGCCTAAGCCTGCGCAGGATGAAACGTTGACGTTGCGTGGCTGGCGGCTGCCTGACTATTCGTGGTTGAATGACAATGCGTTGGAAGTCGATTTGGATGAGCGGCTTCATTTGTGTGTGTTGCATTATGCGATTGCGTTGGTGTATGCGCAGCAGGAAGATCCCGAGTTTGAAAACCAGTACATGATGCGTTGGTCGCGGACGTTGGAAGATATGGCGAAGGACGTTGATCGTCCTCCGACTTATCGTCCTGTCGTTTTGAATGGTGGCGAAGATCAGGGTATTCAGGCTCCTACTTTGTATGCACGTTACGGATTTGATGCTCTCTGATGCCGAATCGTGTCCAGTTGACGAACACAGCCGATTTCACTGGCGGTCTGAATTTGCGGGCCGACCAGTTCACTATTGACGGCAATCAGGTGCCGTGGATTTTGAATATGGAAATCGACACACGGTTCGGTGCCCGTTCCCGCAAGGGGTGGGGTGACTGGCAAACTTTTCCTGCCGCCGAAGAGGGCTGGAATCCTCGGGCAATGTTTGCTCACACAATGTCTTCTGGTTCGGAAGTGTTGTTTGCGGCTGCGTCTGACAAGTTGTGGTCGGATTACGGCGGGAGTTTTGAGGAGGTCGCTGGTGTTGCAGCTACGGCGGACCCTCACGGGGCCGACTTCGCTGCATGGGGTGAAGACGTTTACATTGCGTGCGGGCGAGGCAACAAAAGTGTTCTTTGGGACGGCGGTGTGGTTACGGCGTTGGATGAGGACGAGTGGTCGCCTGACTATACGGAGCCTCGTAGTGGTCAGATGCCTTCTGCTGATCTTGTTGCAGCGAATCACGGTTATTTGTGGGTTGCGAACACTGTGGAGAACGGGGAGCATCATGCTCAACGTTTGCGTTGGTCGCATCCGAATGATCCTGATGCTTGGGCTTATCTTGATTACATTGATTTCCCTGAAGGTAATGGTCCGATCACGGCGATTGTGCCTTTCCGCGACCACATGCTTGTGTTCTTTCCTGCTTGTGTGTGGGCGCTGTATGGGACGAATGATGCGACTTGGCAGAAAGCCAACGTCACTGGGACGGTTGGCGCTGTAAACAGGCAGTGTGTGGCTCGTTCTGAGTCGGTTGTCTATTTTGTTTCTTGGCCTGAGGGTGTTTATGCGGTTGGGGTTGATTCGGTTTCTGAGGTGAGTGGTGCTTTGCGTCCTGCGTTTGATACCCAATTTTTTGGGTCGCAAACGGATTTGCAGTGGTTGTCTTGGGCGGATCAGAAACTGTATTGGACTGTTCCGTTTGCGGAAACTTTTCAGGCGTCTGATTCTACTTCGACGTTTGTGTTTGATCCGTCGATTGGTGCGTGGACTTTGTGGCAGGCGGGCAATGCTGATTCGATTGCTCCGATTGTCGGGTCGGCTGTTACTGAGGGTGCTGTTGGCTGTTCTCGTTCGGTGCCGACTTTGGTGCAGTTTGGTGCGTTTGAGGAGCCAACCGATTTTTTGGGTGGCGAGGAATACGATTTTCCGACGGTGTTGCGTACGCCTTGGCAGGATGCGGGTTATCCGACGATAAGGAAACGTTGGAAGCGCCCTGACTACATTTTGTTGGAGACCGAACGGCCTCATCAGGTGGAGGTGTTGGTGTTTCACGATTTGCAGGAGACTGGTGCGGCTCGTACACGTTACGTCAATTTTGAGCCGTCTACTTCTGCCGTGTTTTGGGAGGATGATGGTGTCGGGCCGTTGGCTACTTGGGAAACTGAGGAGCGGATAGATGATGACGCTGATCCTGCTACGCCGAGGGTTGTTCCTCCTTTGTCGCAGTGGGGTACTCGCGTGTCTGGTTCTGTGATTGAACGGTCTGGGTCGTTGGGTAATGCTTCTTCGGTGCAACTTGAGTTGCGGGGCGAGGCGGGTAAGACGTGGGGTTTGACCGCGTTGGTTTGGAAGTCAATTCTTCGGAAGGTTCGATAATGTCTACTGTTGTTATTCCTAATGAGATTCGGGCGGGTCAGTCTTTAGATCCTCGTCCTGT